ATGAAAAACCTATGTATAACTTTAATTGCATTGACCTTATCAGGCTGTGCATTGGTTCAGTACAATGATGGTAAAACAGTAAGCATTCAATCTGATGGCTGGTATGGTCTCGATAGCTTGCAGAAAACTGCAAATGCAGCTTGTCAGCAGTACGGAAAATCTAAAGCGACTTATACCCATAGTGCTAACGCCAATCCGCGTTTACCTGCTGGGACTGGGGTACAGAATACTATTTGGGAATGTGAGTAAACACCGTTAATTATCATAGGAGGAAATAATGAGCCTTATAGATTTCAGTTTTTCTGGTTTATCAAAGCCTGGGGAAAAATTAGTCGGAAAGGTTTGTGATGCGGTTGGAATCCTTTATGAGCCTACCAGAATTAGAAGAAAGGCTAAGGCTGAAGCTGATGCCAAGCGAACAGAGTTAGTTTCGAAATTGCAACTGGAAGGTATTGAAAAAAGAGCTGCCGAACGTTTTTTGAAACGTGAAACTAAACGGCAAGAGAATATTGAAAGCATTACAATTCAGGCGGCACAAAATCTTAACGATGAAGATAGCGTAAGCGACATTGATGAGGACTGGATCGAAGCTTTCTTTAAAGAATGTGAAGATGTAACTGATGAGCAGATGCAAACATTATGGGCAAGAATCCTTTCTGAAGAGGCAAAATCTAATGGTTCTTTCAGTAGAAGAACTCTTAGACTATTATCTACTTTAAGTAGAGAAGAAGCTGAACTCATTACTTATTTTGGAAAATTTGTATGGCAAGCAATTTATCTTACACCTATCCTAGTAGAAGATGCAGATGGAAATATTGAGGGTATTAACTTTGCACAACTAGCAGCATTGGATTCTATGGGGATAATTCAGCAGAGCATGGGTTATAGTTTAACTTACAATGCAAAAGCATCCCGCATGGATTATTATAATATAGTAATGCGTGTTGAATTTAAAAGCGAAGATAGCAAGGATTGGAGAATAAGAACCGGGACAGCCTTGTTGACACCAGTTGGACGTGAAATTATAGCAATATGTGGCTCAACTCCAGACTATGAATATTTAGATAAGTACTTAAAAAAAATCAATACAAAAGAAAGTCCGGTAAGCATAACGATTACAGAAATAAAATAAACATATACGATACTCGAGAGGTAATGTGTTTCAATAAAAATTCATTCTGTACCATCCCGTGTTGCATTATATTAGACATAAAAAAGTGCAGGTGATTACACCTGCACAATCTTAACTACCACCCAGCAACAAAATCAGTACTTGAAAAATCTGCCCCAGCGGTAGACTGAATATTACGATGCCGAAATAGTCCAGTACTGGCACAATTACGTAATTCCATGCGATGATAAACGCCAGCACGTAACCTAAACATTGACGCCAAGTAAATCCCTGTCGTGTTTCTTCAAGAGTAATCTGGTTTTGTTCATGATTAGTCTGAGCTGTTGATTCACTTTTGCTTTGCTCTTTTTTCTGGAAAAAGCCAAAACCAGTTTTGATTAGATCTAAAATTATACTTATCATTCGATAATTCCTACTGCATATACCCAGAAGTTTCTTCCCTTGACAAATAATTGCTTACTGTCAATGACAAAAACATCTAGATTCTGTCCCTGCATCGACCATGTTAGTACTGAACCGTTTTCGAATATCTGGGGTTTCTCAAAACCAACATTCATAAAGGTGGTTATTTCATGGTCACTGTTTTTTATTGCCTTCTGGAACTTTTTACCCAGAAAGCACTTTTGAATTGGCAGACTATTAGCTACGGGAGTAATCCCCGCCAGGGTAATCTCTTCCGTCAAATCGCCATAATGTTCATCAAAATTCATATTATCCCTTTTTAAAAATAAAAGTTCCCTTAATACCACTAAGAATCATACGAGCACCCTTTTCGGCTTCGCCGTAGAAGTCATAGATTAACTTACGCTTCTTCCTTTCTCGTACTGCAATAATCCGCTTCTCTTTCTTCTTCTGAGTTGTATCGATGAGGCGAACCTTACCATTTTTACCCTTAGCAATTTTATATCGTCCTGTCTGTAAGTTCTTTTGCAGTCCTGAAATATTCCCCTGCTTTGTTAAACGAGCTTTACTGGTAGGGACAAACTTATCAATTGCCTTCTCTTTTACGAGAATGTCATATAAGTACTTGGCCTGTACGTTTTTAACGAGAATGGTAGTACGGACACCCGTACCCGTCTTTTTGTACATGAAGAGGATCGAACGTTGCGTAAAGGGGACACCGCCTTTATCGACGGCATTATTCATATCTTTCTGCATTTTCATTGCTAACGCTTTAGACCGGTTAATTATTTCATTCTGGAAGTTCTTACCGAACTCCCTGCCTTTTTGCTTCAAATAGGCCGTTGCGTTAGAAATGCCATTTACTGTAGCCATATATTTACCTCAACCACGTTCGAACTTCTTGCATAATATTATAAATTTTGAGGCGTTCAGTACTGCCAGGTAGTTTACACTTGTGCATTACTGCATAGTTCAGGCAAAGAGGATGAAGCCCCTCACAGGCGATGAGTGATAACTCTGCAAGAAGCGTTTCATTCATACTGGGAAATGCCCACAGAATGATACGTTCATAAATTGCCCCCTCATCAATAAGTCGATTTACTAACGAGCTTGAACTTGAATATTCCCGCCAGCCATTTTCAACGGATGTGGGTTTAATCTTACTCGCATCCTTCACCCTTTTGTAAATCTGCTTGCTCCCATAGTACACCTGCCCTGATTCGGGGAACCGGAACATGTAGATAAACCCGGCGTAATTGTTCCCGGCTATATCATTCTCTTCCCACTCACCCGCATATTTCCATGCGTTCATAAATACCTCACACATTAATTTATATGGTATTTATGAAATGAATTTAAATGAGAGATTAAAAGCCTATGAGGGCACCCTACAGTATCAGCAGATGAAGAAATACTATCGCAACGGTAAATTCTATCCCTATCCTGATTCACTGGGAAAAATGACTATCGGTTATGGACACCTGATTATGCCCGGTGAAAATTTCAGCAGTGGCCTTACCGAAGCACAAGCTGATGCATTGCTTGACAAGGATATTGCAAAGGCGATTGTTCAAGTTCAAACGCTGGGTTTAAACGTACCGGATGACTGGCAGGCATTTCTTGTTATCATGACGTTTCAGTTAGGATTAGCGGGAGTACGTAAATTTCGCAAGATGATTGACGCCTTGCGAGTGGGGAATTATCCAGAAGCGATACGGCAGGCCAAAGATTCTTTGTGGTACAGGCAGACACCAAACCGCGTCAATGCAATGGTAGCAGAGTTAAAAAACAAATAAGGGGCATTACGCCCCTTTATTGTTTTCTAAAATTGTTAAAATTCGTTCAACCTTGAGATTCATTTGATTGATCTGAGCTTCTAAAGATTTTAAAGTCTTCTTCATTTCGTCCTGCTCTGCCTCTAAACGAGAAATATTACTTTCCGTTAGGAGTACTTTAGTCTCAATTTTAGTGATTCGTTCAAGTACAGTACTGTTATCTCCAGACTTATCACGATAGATTGTCCAGAAAAATCCCAGTACTGAAACCGTCAGAGCAATAATGCTGCCAATTTCCATATACACACCTTTTTATTATTTTTATCAAGTATTTAGTACCCCGTGAAGTATGCGAGGGCAATTCGGATTCCATTGCCGCCCATTGCTGTGCGGTATGGCTTCTGGAACCGGTTCAGGTACTGCAACTGAAACTGAGTGCTAGTGACTCGACGTATCATGAGTCCCGAATAACCACCCTGAGAACCGTCACTGGAGACGTTACCAGGACACTGGCTGATGCAAATCCACGGATCGGCAAATGCCGTGTTGAGTGTAATTGCCGTTGCCAAATCATGTGTTGCAGGTACGGTGAAAAAATCCATGATACGCGGCATTGTCCCGGCACTGGCTGCACTGAACGTTAATTGCCCTCCCGGATCAAACACGTCCAGATAGCCACTCTGGAGGGGCGTAGTATTGTTACTCAGCATGAAACGCCCCGTCCCTGCCTGATAGAGTGACGCCCCCGGAAAACAGTAGCTGCCGTTTACCTGTGGCTGAAACCATCGTAACCCCTCTGCGGGAAAAAAATCGGATGTGAGAAATCCCAGTACAGAACCATCCCCCAGACTGCTATTAAAACGGTAGAACCCAGTATCCAGTAATCCCCCCATCGCCTTGACACTGCTCATCACAATTGATTTCCCCCAACCACTATCAATAGTCAGAGCACCTGCCGAATTATAAACCTCGAAACCTGACATGGCCCCCCCTTAAAAATCATATTTGTATACGTCAAAAATTAGCGTTGTTGCATATGGTGCATATGGTAATAAGTACTGCACCGTGAAAGCGTTATCCCCCGGAATACAATAGTACTCATTCCAGTATAAATTAGTTCGCATTACTGCTAACCAGCCATTAGGACGCATACCCTGTACACCTACAGACCAGGCATTAGCACCCGGTCCGACATTCAGAGTGACAGTACTGACATAACGCATATTATAATCGCCAACGTCAACTATCAGCCTTCCGTACTGATCCCAGCATTGTATTCCCTGCATAAAATCACCATAGTCCCATACGTACACGCAATGTGCCGTTATTGTCATATATGACGATTTGACTGTTACTAATTACCATGCGACCCGTACCACCATTGCCATTTATCAGTAATGTTCCGTCCTTGCCCATATACCAACCAGACTGGTTATAGACATAGTTATTACTGGCAATGTAGTTACCAATTTTGGCGTTACTGATGCTTCCATCCTGTACATGAAGTTCATTTACTGAACCATATGCCAGCTTAAGAGAAGTGATTGCTGCATCGGCAATGTACCCAGTCCCAATACTTGCGGCCTGAATCATTGATGTCTTGATGTAGGTAGTACCGTTAACCACTGCAAATGGTGCAGTCCCGCCAGCTACGGCACTGTCACTTCCATTGACAATGAACTTATCGGCGGCAAAGTAGATCGCACTGTTATAGCTCGTACTCTGACTGGCTACTAAACGCATCCCCGCTACTGTACCGTTGGCATTCACTGAGAGTGTGTAATTACTGTCTACCGTACTTGCCGTGGCCTTAGTGCTCATCTGCTGGTTTACAGTACCGATCTGCCCGTTCACGTCCGTACGTAGCTGGGCTACTGCATTGGCCTGTGCAGAATTGTTATTCGTCACTGTTTGCTCAAGTGATGAGATAGATGATCTGTTCCCGGAAGCCGTACTCTCAACTGTGGAGAGACGTTGACTGAGGCTGTCATTCACATTGGTGATCTGAGTAGTCAATGTCCTTTCACTGGCAGTAATTTTATCACTCGTGCGGGACTCTGCCTGGGACACTACAGTACTGGTATTGTTATTGGCTATCGTGACGGCACTATTCAGCGTTTCCGTAAGTCGATCACTGAGATCGAGAATACTATTGATTTCCGCTGCATCCTCTTCCGTATATACGTACTTGCTATTGAGATTGATTACTTGTTCAGCAGAGTACTGAATATTATCCTGACCAAATACATCATAGAGTCCAAGTTTTACCCTGTATTCACCATCAGTACATGATAATGAATCATGGGAATAAGCTTTTAGTGACTCCAGCCGCGTACTAATCCCATTCGAGATTAACAGTACCGCACCCTCATAATCCCTTTCTGCTGAGGGAGTCCATGAGACGAACAAATTACCGAAACCACCCGTAAAATTTACGCCCTGCACTAATCCACATTGTTTATTCTCTACAGTAATTTTAACTTCCTGTGAATATGTACCGCTATTAAAACCCTGGGCAATAATACCAATGGTAGGTTTTCGGATTCGTGAATCGTTCAGAGCTAATGTGTAGTTAAAGCTGTTTTCCTGAGTATAGAACGTCTTGACTAAGGCACTGCCATTATAGATATTAATTACGTAGTACTTGAAATAGTCCGAGAATGGACGCCCACCAATTACGAGATTCTTCTGGTTATCCCACGTAATATTGAAATCACTCGAATCAGTCTCATAATCCCCTACAGTATGGTTAGCTAGCTGGACACCCGTAATACTAGGTAGTGCAAAGTTGTATGTAGGCACTAAACCATTAAGAGTTGACTTCGTGCTCTTACGCCCAATATTTGAATACGCCTCTACAGCAAAATCATATTTCTCCGTGTCAGACAGTCCAAATAATTCATAATCAGTTTTTTGGATATTTGTACTGCCAGCATACGTCCAGTTTGTTGCAGTACTGAGTTTATAATAAATGTAATAACCTCTGAGGTACGGATCAGTACTGGCATCCCAGGCCAGCTCTACGATAGAGCCACTTGCAACGTTGCCCTTACGAGATGCACGTAGATTAGTGGGCGGAATTACTGTTAGTGCTGACAGGTCAAGTACACCACCCGGCGACCACACACCCGGATCTACTCCATCATACATGGCATCGGGAGCTTCAACGCACGTAATGGTGCAGTACCCGATGCTTTCCTGATTAGTTTCAATATCCTTTGACAGTACCTTGAATTTACCATTCACGGCCAGCTCATCAATTTTGACGTCAATCGAATCCCATACTTTCAAATCCCACCCTTCACTGGTTGTGAACGTAAGAGTACTTAACGCGTATTTAGCCTTGAGAACATCAACGTTTACCATACGTGATAACGTATCCTGGTCGTAACACCACGTGTAATCCCGGCTGATTGGGATTGTCTGGCGGTCAGTTTTAATTAACTCGTCCTGACTCAGTTCCGATGGGATTCGTAATACGTCCGTGGCATACATTGAGGCGGGATTAGTGTACTTCGCATCGACGATATTAAAATAGTCAGTACTTCCCGATGTAGTTAATTGCACCTGTCCAAAGATATTATGTTCATCAAATGAAGCAACAGAGAGTGTTTTACGGTCCGTTGTCATGCAAATCTTGCCTGCATTAACATATATGATAATTCCCGCTACCTGACAGATATTATCAATGTTTTCCTTGAAAGAACTCTGATAGGAAATAGCCCCATTGGCGTAATACTCCATCTGATTACAGTATGCTGCCGTTTCAATAAACGTATCAATATTGATTAATGACGGCTCAATATTCATGCCATAGATATTATTCGTCAGATAATCATAGATAATTGAAGGCGGGCTGGAAGTTGCTAATTTATTCCCGGTGACTAAATCTAAAATTTCCTGGCCTTTCATCTCTGCTGTTAGCGTGAACTGGTCATTGACCAGCAGGCTGTTTTCCATTGAGTCCTGAGTTTTTTTAATAACAACGGATACAGTGACAAGTCCCTTACCGAGAAATTTATCAGTCCATTTCGGACCTGCATATTCTTTTGCCAGAGTTTTTGTATCGGTATAATCACCACCGAAACGCACCTCTAATTGCAATATATCCTGATATTTGCTTGCAATATTCGCACGGGGAACTACTCCATCAGCAGTGACGGGTACTGCAAGTACTGGCTCCTGATCGATGTAAAGTTGTTCGATATGCTTTGCTACGCCCGTATAACAGATTGCCTGTTCACTAAACAGATATTGAGAGTCACCATTGAGTACGTTTACCCAGGGGACAATTGAACCCGTATAGATGAAACTACCCCCGCTAACGCCGTTCTTGTGTGGGTATTGACCACCGTATAGTACTGGCAAGCCCGTAGTGGCTGAGGTACTTCGGCTGGCAGTATCGGCCACGTCCCCATATCCCTGTACTCCAATCTGACTGAGCATAGAAGATGCCACTAAACTAACTGCCCCGGCTGCGGCACCCCAGCCAATTGCTGCCAGTACTGTACCTCCGGTGAAATAGACTGCGGCAGCCACGATGACTGCACTTACAATAGCACCGAAAATGCCCCCTTTAGTTATTTTCCCCATTACTCTGTTTCCTTACTCTGTAATACTTTCCATTTTTGGGCTTTGCCTGAAGTACAAATCCATTGTGCTCTTCATTCACACCCAGTACTCGACCACTAACAACCACTGCCATAATTAATTCATTATCCGGGTCTAGCCAGATATCGCCGTCAATAGTATGTGTAACCTCATCACAGTACTGTTCAACTACTTCTCCAGTATGGTTCCAGCCCTGCTTATTCAGACCCTTGATACCCTGCTTAACGGTCTTATATTGACGATTCGCTAAGGTAGTTGTCCCATTAATCAAGTCGATAAGTCTCAGTACAATAATATTGCAATCGTTATCGCCATACTTATAAGGGTTATCGAGAGCGTACTGAATTATTTCCATAATCTTGTTATGCATCATTTATACCTCCATGTCTGGGATTGATTGATTTGTCCGAGTAGGCTGAAATACTCGTCGCTTGGGAAATAAGATTGATAAACTGCGTTCGCTGCGATTAATGCTGCCTGGCGGTCGAGCTTTTTGTAGACGCTATTAACATGAATTTCCATATCATTAGTTTTCTGGTTAGGATCAACTGAAGCAGTAACGTAATCGATAAAACCCGTAAACATTCTTACTGAATATAATGGTTTACTGTCATATGGATTGAGGATTACCAGTGTGACATTCATTTGGGCGTCTTTGAATTTCCCACCGAAAGCAAGTGCCCGTACTGAAGGATTGACATTACTTACCTTGAAACTGATTGCATCATTATTGATTCCTTTTGCCTCGCTAAACGAGGGCAAAGAACCGCTAATAATATCGGGGAAGCTGGTATACAGATTACCGTTTAACTCAATATCTACGAGTGAATCTGTCCAGTGAAAACCACTTTCACCGCGAGGCATAACATCAAAAAAAGTGACATGAACACCCAAGCTCATGACTTCCATGATTGTTAATTTTGTCTTTGCAGTACCGCGAACGAGCTGCCAGTACTTAAGCAGTGAACTATTTGTTAAAATACCATCATCCATTATGTAATATTCTCCGTAGCCTTCAATGTAATACTCATGAGCTTTCCGACTGTCATCGAATAATCATTATCTGGGTCCAGTACTGCTTCAATCATTAGATTGTTATAAGTTATCAACTCGTAAGGCTGAACGGTATTTTGCAATGCCGGGAAAATCGTCAGGGACGTATCAGTACGGTCCACAATTCGATAAATTTTCTTATGGTTTGAAAACTGAATGAGTTCACCCACTGCCATTGCATTACTGTTTGTAGTAATTAATTTCGTACCTTTCGACGAAGATCCCTGGGAAGTTAATGCACCCACCATCCCACCACGATAGGTACTGATATGCCCCATTGAGAGTGTGAATGGTTTTCCCTGACTATATTCAGCAAGAAAAGCGTTTACTTCGCCAATGTGCTCTACGTTGAAATTTAATTGAAATTGAATCTGATAGTACTGAATGCCCGAACTACGCATAATTCGCTGACCTGTCCATGACTGATTTGAATAGACTGGCTCAACGCTTTTGTACTGAAAGTTATTAACCTTCACGTTATTTGAAAATGTCGCCATATAAAATCCTTTTTATTTTATATAGATATTTATAAGAATAGAGGCCGTAGCCTCTATCTTAAGTGTTCCTTTTCGTAGCTTGTCTTACCGCTTGCAATACACTATTTTGATGTTTTTTCAACATCTGTTGGTACTTAGCGTCATCATCTACAGTGCTACCCTGTATAATTAGATTTGCATTTACAATAATGTCACCAGTACTGCTACCGCCGTTCTTTTCCTGATTATCCAGGAATTTAGTGAGCTTTTTATTTGATTCAGGTTGAACTACACGCTCACCCGCTTTGAGTACAAAGGATTTATTATCCAGGTGAGAAGGGAGTTCATCTATACCACCGTGGAATTGTCCTGATGAAGCTCCCTTTGCAGTACTGATAATAGACATCCCCAGTGAGGCAACCTGTGCATATGCTGCAAGGGAGGCCGGGAATGGAGTTGCAAGAGCCTGGGCCAGTGCTGACTGAATGGACAGTACTGTTTGTGCAATAGTAATTCCGCGACTTGCCATGTATGCGGCCTTTGCAGCACCGCTACTCTTCCCGAATACATCCGTCATACCCTGGGCCAGTGAATCAGCAGCAGTACCAAAGATACTTAGCTGTGCCTGGGCGTTCTGATTAGTAATCGTGATTGCCTGTGCATTATATTTCGCCGTGATCTCCTGTTTCCGCTTCTCATAGTCCTCGTGACCTTTCAGTAGCAAATCATTCTGCTGTAGCTCCAGATTCATCGCTTCCTGGTTCTGTTTTAGTTCCTGCTGAGTATTATCATAGGCGAATGGGTTATCACCATTGATCCGCTGGTTCTGTTGATCTGCAAGGAAGCCAGTCTGTTTCTGGTTCAGGCCACCGCTTGAAATCAGCGTATTGGTGTCTTTCAGTCCCTGATTAGGATCGGTATAGCCAATCATGGAGTTAACGAGGTTAGTACGCTGGAAGTTTGCAGACTGGTTCGCACTGTCAATGTACTTAGCTAACTTATCAGCCGGGAGGCCGAGAGTCTTTGCACTATCCTGGATAGTTTTTATTAGAGCTGCCTGTTGCCTCTCGAAAGACTTCAGGCGGAGATCGCCAGCGTTCTCTCCAATCTGGCTGAGTGCTGCCTCCAGATTACGCTGAGCCTGTAGGCGTTTAGCATCCGCCGCCTTCTGGGCTGCTGCCGCTTTGTTACGTTCGGCTTCCAGCTTCTTAGCAGCGTCTTCGGCATCCTTTTTCTTGTCCCGCCAGCCGTCTTGAGGGGCTGTCGCTACTGCAATGTCATTCTTAAACGTATTAACGAGGGCAGAAAGGTTTTCTTTCTGTTTTGCGAAATCATTAGATTTGCCATTGTCCATGCTCCCTGTATGTAGAGCGGCTCCCTGATAGTTTAGGGCACCTGCCAGCCGTAATTGCTGCCATATATCCAGCATGTCTTTGAGCGAACCCGTGGATTTTTTGATTCGTTCGTTCAGATCCTCAAATAGTCCTGCCTCATGGGGTTTCTGACTTGATGCGTCATAGACCTTATTCATTACCTCAACTAATGGGTTGAGGCCATTCGCAATTGTACCTTTAACATTCCCGGTAAGTCTTGACAGGTTTTTATCAAATTCCGCATAGCTCTGTGCCGCCTCATTGCTCACGGCGGCGTTCTGGCTCTGCACATAATTCATTGCCTCAGTTTCGCTCTTAAACTGTTGCAAGATACTGATCATGTGAGATGAGTCTGAGGCAAGTGTTTCCATGACGTTCACTATCTCAGCCTGAGATTTACCAGCATCACGCATAGCATAGAAGGTATGAATAACTGCTTTCATACCACCATCTGACTGCTTCAGATATTTGTTATAATCCTGAAGGTTTAATCCATATTCTTTCAAATCATCTGCAACACCACCGCCAGCCCTGAAACTATCCCCGAGCTTATCAAGGGTATCTTTATTAAAATCCCCGAATTTATCGATCTGTAGTCCCAGACCCGCAAAAGCACTACTGAGCTGTTGTAACTGAACTACCGATAATCCAGTACTGCGACTGATCTCATTCATCTCACTGACATATTCACGTGATGAATTGATGAGCAGGGCTAATCCTCCAGCACCAACCGCTGCTGCCCCAGCGATACTCGTGAATGAGGTTGCAAGACTTCCAGCCAGGCCGGAGAAGTGCCCCGCGATTTCCTGTACTGCCCCGCCCGCATTGCTGCCGAAATCATTTATTGATGCCTCTCCACGCTGTAACGCCCGCTGCAATCCTGAGATATCGGCATCAATATTAAATTCAATTCTGTTATTATTTGCCATTTTTATTCCTTAACGCCAGCTTCTTAATTTCATTCTTCATGTAATCAAGATCATTGGCCTGTTTTTCCTTTTTCTTTTTATCTCGCAATTCGCTTCGCTCTTTCGTGGTCATGTTTTCACCGAGAATATCCAGAAAATCAAAGTCAGATACCTTAATTTTTTTGCGTGCTTCACTGGTAATGTTTGGATTATTCATTACCGTGTTATAACACTGGTGTGCATGAAATAGCATGTCAATGCCAGTACCGGAAGGTTCTATATAGGCGTCATAGACCATAAGCATATTGAGCACTTCACTATCTAAGTTAAAGTACTCGTCTGGCGACAACCCTCGCTTATTCACCATCTTGCAGAAATGCAATAAATGGTTATCGCCCCTTATTTTTTTTCGATTTCGTCTACTACGTCAGAAGTTTTATAAAGATTCATAATAGCAATATAGATAGTATCAAGATGGCTGCTGTCCAGAATGCTAAGGTTGATTCGTCCCTCAATATCTTCAGTACTGAAGATTGGATCATTATTTTCGTCTTTGACACATACGATTAGAGTACTGTCACGATCAACGCACTTTGCAATATCCATTGACATTGGGCGGTGAATGTAAAGAGTTTCGCCTTCAATTTCAAATTTGTGAAGTTGAGGTTGTAGCTTTTTTTTGAGATTTTCTAAATTCATTTTATCATTCCATTGAAAAAGGGAGAACATCATTGTCCTCCCTGTATTTATTTTTTTATTCTTCGAGCAGACCGCTTTGAATCTCTGCACCGTCAACCGTCAGTTTGAAATTCTTTGTGATGACAGTATCTTTATCACCTTCCAGCGTGGTACTTGACACCAGACACTGATAAACCACATAGAAACCATTGGTACGAGTGGAGTCTTCAAAGTAACTCAAACGGATCTGGCAGCGTTTTTGATCATCAGCCAGTTGTTCTAGTTTTTTATGAACAGCGTTATCAGGAAGGTAATTCACCTTCAGTTCCAGATCTGGAATTGATTTAGTACCCAGCAGTTTACGTGAGTAGCTGGAATTGAAAGTTGTTACCTCAATTACGGTAGATTCGAAACCACTGGTTACGAAACTCGCTACTTCGGGGACTTCTGCAAAATCTGTTGCGAGTGTGCCGCCGCCAGCCGAACCAACTTCAACGCGGAGGTTAGCACCAGAAAAAATATCCATTGCCATTTTATATATCCTTATATAAGTAATTTGGGGCAAATCCTTTACCCCGGTTGTATTTATTTATTATCCAGAAGAGACTGAATTAATGCTTTAAGTTCATCAATCTGTTTCTGCTGTTCGAGCACCATATTACCAAGATAATTAGTAGCAAGAAGGTTATCCAACATGATAGGGTTAGTATCCAGAGTTAATTGCTCAATGGATTCTTCACCTTCTACGTTTTCATTAAAACGAATAGTTTTTACATATTGAGGATCGATCTCCTGGATATCCTGAGCAATAACACCACGGCGAACACGACGTTTTTCATCAGCTTTATAAACATACGTAGCGGGTTTAACCTGCATAATATTATCAAAGGCTTCTTTTCCGTCAGTATATTCAACATCTTCCTTTAGTTTAATATCACAGTTGGGGTTTTTCTGATAAACGTAACCCTGATTATCAAACCCATTGGACCATGATGTAATGTCAGCATTGTATGGTGTGAACTCCCATGCTCTCGACTGTGTGTTATCACCACTGACATATAACGCGGGCCTACTCCAGTTTGTCGTACCGCCTGTGATTAGCCCCAGAGACATTCGAGTGTTATAGCCAGTACTGGCAATTGAGCCAACACTAAGGCCAACTGCAAAGCCCGCGTCATTCCCCTGTGCAGATTTGACAAAATAGGGGCATTGCCCCGCCTCAGCCGCTCCATTCCATCCTGTAGCATAACTGGATGCCTGATGCCTCTCACTATGAAAGACCCCGTGTGGATACCAGTTGAATGAAGAAGTTCCCCGAGTAGGTGAAACCACGTTCATTTGTACGCATTCCTGGCTAGTGTCACCACTGCGAACCAGGCCTAATTGCCAATAATCACTATACCAGTTACCTGTAATATTATTTGCATACCCTCCAGCGACTCCATCCCCTCCAGCGTTTTGGAGAATAATTGTTTTATTACCACCAACTTGAGTCAGTACGCCGATTGCATTACTTTGAGTGGCGTAAAGATTCCCATTAATTTGCCCCCCAGATTTATTATCAACGGTATCTAACCGCCAATCGTTGCCCGCAGCTACTGTTCCTGCTGTACTCCCCACATTCAGTACTGCACTGTTACCCAGCCCTAAATCATTTCGGCGTTCTTGTGCGGCGTAGGCATATACTCGTGTCCATGCAGACCAGCTTGAACCATTACCATCGACCATCAGTCTACGTAACCAAATATCGTCCCGGTCATAGGGGTAATAGATTTGAGTACACGATCTTGGAAAATTGGCTCCATTTTTTAGTACTAACAGGCTGCCTGCAATCGCCAGTGGATATCCGTTTGCGGGAGTCGCAAAAGCATTAGCCGGACAGTAATATTTGCCCTCATGCTCACCGTCTAGATTATTAATATTATCGTATTCAGTGAGGCTGGCTTGACGGCTATAAAATGCATTGATGTCTGATGCACTTGGTTTAAATCCAGTGTGATAAACCATCCAGTCAGATGCATTACCTACATTATCAATTGCCTGTCGGAATACTAATTGAGAATTACCATTGATACCGATGAACTCATCCGACCTTGCCCCTGCACTGTGACGCCATAGCATTGCGTGGGACGATTCACTACTGATAGATCCCCACATTGCACCATTAGTAGCAGTACGCAAACCCTGGCCTGCTGGTACAATTAACGGTCCGAACATGGTATCACCACTGACGTCTACGTAGCGTAAATCACTCTCATATTTGCTGAATATGTCTAAGTTTGTTCGTGCTCCCGCTGCCGTAGTGGCTCCCGTACCGCCAGACTGAATACCCAGTGCATTATTCAGTACCAGATTGTTGATCACTGATGTTTTATTACCAGCGTCATAGGAGAATACGTTAGCCCCACCCGTATTGGTTTCCTGAATGCGGAATGACTGCATATCATTAACGATGACGTATGGAGTACTCCCAGCGTCCGTATCCTGGAACTTGATAGTGGGGTTAGCTGATACCAGCGTGAGGGGGTTATTGGCAGTACTATTGAAGGTTGCATTACCCCCAGTAATAACTACCTGGTCCGCGTTCTGGGTTGCCATTGTACCCAGTCCCAGATTATTACGTGCTGCGGGAACGTCCGGTACATCACTCAGATTACTGGCCTGAACGAGCTGTTTCGCGTTCTGTACGTCTGAAAGACCTACATCACCCTTTGACAGTACTAAATCGTTACTCAGTGCATAGCCGTTTACAGTGCGTTCTTTGGGTACTGCCCCAACATCATCGGGAGTCAGTACAATATCGTCACTCAGAGACTTACGGTTCACTGTTCTTGTGAGGGGCGTATACAGTCCTGCAATTTGGGAGGCAGTATAGATACGTGACCATGCCGTACTCTGGTTTCGTGCAAAGATCCCCAGTGATCCGGTCTTAGTTAATACCAGAGCGGCTGTACTTGAACTATCAACTACACCTACCCCCAGTAGATCTGTACTTGCAGGGTTGCCCGGTGTACTGGACGGTACTTTAATGAAACCATTGCCCGTGGGCGTATCAGTCTCGTACTGGGGGATATCGATACCATTTGAACCTACCCCATAGTCCCCTTCATTCAGAGGCAGTAGGGAGTTGGCAGTAGTGACGCGACTCACCACGTCTGTAATGGAGAACGTATAGGTTTTAGTTACTGCGGCATCCGTACCACCATCCAGTACTGCATTGCTGATTACCCCGTTGACAATGGCGTAATCAATGGTGCCCTCAGTCTGACGGTAATTAATAACTAGTTGAAATTCAGTCTGGTTCTCCGTCGCCTCATCCAGAAACTGATGAGTGGGGTCCGTGGGTACATATGCAACGCCAATTTCAACTGAGTTTGCGGATTTCTCCCCCATGAGTACAGTCTGGTATGAGCTATCGTATGTTTCGTACCGGGCAACCTGTGAATTAATTGCCAGTACTGGAAATGTCACGACGTTTATGATGGGGACGTTGTTTACTCCCTGGGGGCTACGATTCCCCGTGTCTGTGTTATAGGACAATTTTAATTGATTGCCCGTGTAAATATCTGCCATGCAAATTCCTTTTGCGTTATCTGGTACGTTCTGTAACTGAAATATTTATGGTGAAACTTAGAGAAACGCTGCCAGTTACCGGGTCCGCAACAATATCACTCTGTTCATATGAGCAGGAAAGTAGAATAAGCCCTTCATCTTTAAATGCTTGTGCTCGTTCACTTTCAAACTTTGTAATAATCTGGTCATATGTAATTACGGGAGCAGTATTAGTACTGTCAGGTTTAGGGCTAACGAGATACTGAATTGCAAACGTGCCCGACTTTCTGTTATTTCCATAAGTCATTGCAGACAGGTTGTAATCAAATGCAATCTGCGTGAATACATCTACATCACGAGAAGTTTTTAAGTTTTTGCCCGCGTTAATGAGTTCTTTCATAGTACGGCGAACTTTAGTTACTAGTTCCATTAATAGTCCTCCGCAAATGAATGACCAGCTTCAGTACGGATATAGCAGTTAACGAAACCGCTTTTATCGTCCACAATGTTATAAACTACATATCGTTCCCCAGAGAGGATGAGTACTGAATCAATCGTAATATTATGAGTTTCCAGTACTTCTTTTTTTATGCTGACGTATGTTTCTGTACTTTCGATGAATCCATTACTGCCCGTATCAATAGAAACGGGGAGTACTTCTACGATACCCGTAAAAATACCCCCCGTAGAAGTTTGGATTTTTTGACCGAAAGCATTTAAAAACACGTCGCACTGACGGTTATTAAATGCCCTCATAATTTACGCCTTCGGTTTTACCTTGAGCTGAACAAAAGCTTCAGCGTGAGCAATACCAACATCGGAATAATCCCAGACACGAAAAACGATTGTACCACTGGACCTGTGCGTTGTTGAATCCTCATCCACCTCCTGACCCATCCAGTTGGCGATAATCACGTTCTCAAATGAACCGATCAGAATAGTGTCATCTGCGACAAACTCCGATACAACTACCTGTACCTCATCATTCAGCCACATTGCATCTGCACGATAACCCTCTACCATTGCAACGGCAGCAGTGTTATCAAGCACTTTAGTCTGACGCATCTTAGCCAGCATTTTGCTGTTCATTACAGCTTTGCAGCCGCGAACGTCTACGTTAGCACTACCCAGAGCAGCTACAGCACCCTGTACATCAGCCTGAGTCAGAGCACCGGCAGTAGCGGTGAGCTGTACTGGAGCAGCAGCAGTGATTTTGTCAAATACAGACTGTTCCAGACCCTGTGCGGCATAACGAATCAGTTCAGCCTGCACAAACGCCTCAACGTTCGGGGCAGTCAGAATCGCAGTTTTAGAAACCGGGATTGCACCTGCAAAGATCTTCGGGGACAGGATCACCTTGCTGAAGCTTGCAATAGAATCCTCAACGGCTTCGCCTTCACCATAGAATTTGAATACCTGAGCAACGCCCTGTGCTTTTGGAATCGCCAGAGTACCGCGACCAGCCAGGCCGGAATAAACGGTAGGAGCCAGTTCACCCAGTACTGAACGTTTCAGCAGCTCGGGGATGTACTGATCTTGCAGGTCCTCAGCGACCAGACCAGCGGCGGATGTGGTATTAGTGGACGGGACAACCGCACGTACAAAACCATTTAGGCCACGCTCGTAATTTTCCAGTACTGATTTGTCACCGGATTTGATTGCACGGACCATATCCTTGATTAGATTTTTTTCCATTACTTTGATTTCCTTATCGTGAATGGGTTTTTTATTTTCATTTAATTGACGTTTGAAATCGGCGACGCTAATTCCATTAGCAATTGCATCCGACACATCAATATTTAGTACCTTACCGATTGAAGTCAGTTCGCGTTGACGTTCTTCATCAGCAACATCAATTGCTTCTTCTTCTTCGGTTTCTTCGTTACTATTTATAGTTTCTTCATCAGCATTGAGCTTATTTAGCAAATCAGGGCGACTGGCAATAATTTCCAGTAGTTCTTCATCACTAAGTTCCCGCTTTTCTTCTTCCTGTACTTCTACTTCAGGAATTTCTTGTTCCTGTACTTCTTCTTGTACTTCTTCCTGAAGCTCTTCGTTTTTATTTTCTGACTCTTCCATGAGTTCCCTTTCTTGAATGGTTTCACTAGTACTATTTAGTGTTTTCAATTCAATTGGGTTTTCATTTGGATCGAGACTGCGGCCTATTCCCGCCTGGGTATCTGCCGGGACCGTAACGAGGGAGATTTCATAGATTTCATATGAAGTCACAAAAATAGTACTGCCATCAATACGGTAATCATTGATGTTATAACCAATGCTGATGTGAGTAAGTACACCCTCTTTAATCATTTCCCACTCATCACTGGCAGTACTGCTAATTTTGAGGGTTGCCCGCCCTATACGATCAATATCCATACGTGCAGAAATACAGGCACCGATTAAATGATCACGGTTATGATTGAATAGTACGGCACCAGAATTATTGAGGCGGCGTAAATCTACATTCTCTGGGGTACATAGAAGTACTTCATTATATAGTTCACCGTTGATTTCCCGCTCTACTGGTTGTTCAGTACAAAACGCTACATCAATGGTTTGCGATTCAACATCAATCGCCTGTAGGGGGATCTTCAGCTCCCGCTTGCTGTTCTTGATTTTCATCTTTCACAACTTCCTTGTTGTTAATTTCCTGCTCTTGCCCTTTTTCCTTTGCGATCTCATCCATGATTACGCGAGGGTCTCCACCCATAGATGCAATTGCCATCGTTTTTGAAATTAAACCAGCATCGATCTGCATAATTACAGACTGTAAATCTTTCACAGGGTCTAAACTTATAGGCGTTTGCGGTATATAACGAGCACATACCAAATCATCAAAATCAGAGAAACTCAGATTCAGATTGGTATTATTTAGCAATTCATTTTTTAGCCATGCGATGTAGATAGGCTTCAGTACTTTACTGATGAGTACATTAGTACGCGTTCTAAAAGTAGTTTGCTGGAGCTTTTCTGTTAATCGTGCAGCAGAGAATGACGCGTTTGAGGTGTCTGATAACAGAGCTTGCTTAGTGACGTTAAGGCCCATAGAGATCTGCGAGAGAAGTTCACTGGTAAACTGTTCAATTCCGTCCACACCATTACTCGGGCTTACGGTTACGATATTCTGACCCTCGGACAATTCCCCTATGAAGCCAGGCTCATAATATTCTGTGTAAACTGGTGTAATATCTTCACGCTCCTCTTTGAGTAGATCTACCTGGTTTGAGGTACTGTTAGTAATGTATGAATGACTGGACGCTGACACTTTTTTAGCGACAACGGCAGCTTCAGTGAAACTCTTGAGATCTTCAATCAATTTACCAGATGCAATGAGATCCGGGATGCCTCTTTGCTGGCCTTGCGTATCGGAAATAAAATAATGAAGGATTTCCCTGGCCGGGATGACTTCATAATCACCAGTGATATACGAGTAATTAACGGGATCGAACTTACAGAAATAATAGTTTACGGGGCGGCGATACTTATCAAACTCAATACCATTGCTGATGAAATTTCCATTTGCTAAATGCTGGTTGTTGAGTTGAGTCAATCGAGTCGAGTCTAAAATTTCGACTTTAACTTGACCATTTATTGTATGCCAGCGAATAAAACATTCACCGTCCTGTACTCTCACCTTTTCAACGGTCTGCTGAAAAACGTCAAAACTCATTGAACCATCGAGACTGAAATTTTCAGCACTGTATGCCCAGCGGTCAAACAACTTTTCGAGTTGCTTATTGATTTGATGAAGCTCGTCCTCATCACGTTCAAGTTCCACAGATGGTTTCACGTAAATTCCATCGCTGCCCACTACACCGTCAACGGAAAGGTTCATGTATTTTCTGGCAATCGGTGATTTAATAACTGCATCACGGCTTGAAGAGCGGAATACAGGTAATGCTCGCATGAGCATATGATTGATATTGCTGCCGCTATTTGAGTTGAAACCAAAGTTCATTACGGAAGTATTGCGTACAGCCTGTATATCTTTTTTCAGAGTACTGGATTTTAGCTGGCGTTCCTGTTTCTTAGTTTGCTTAGGTGCTTCAACTGCTTTTTTTCTTTTGAACATTAACGTGTCCCCCATCGATTTGGATAGTTAGGATCACGAAAAACGGTAATACTCTTGAACGGCTTTCCATTACCTGATGTAGGTTGCCCGTTCATTTTTGCCCATAGGGCGTTTGCCCGTTTAATATAAACTGCCCGCATCGCCTCCAAAGAACTAAGGCTTTCAGATAGTAGTGCTTTACCGTTAATACTGAGACTGTAAACAGCTCCGCCGCTAATCTTACTTGCAATAACTTCTTCAAGTACTTCAATTTGCTCTCTCAGTTTTGCATATTCAGACGTATATAAAACAGGATTGATAACCTCAGAGGTGAAAGTACTGGCATTTCCATTAGTAATTTGAGTACAGAATAGCATTTCATTTGCAGTACTGATTTCTAATGAAAGAGTAAATTCTTTTGAGGCTTCATTCTGTAAATTGTCTAATGACATGCTCTTGCCAGAGGTAAAATTAACTACCAGGATTGTTTTTGCAGGCACCATTACGGCTAGATCATATGGATTTGAAACCATATAGATTTTTTCTGGTAAAAGTGACATTTAATTTCCTTATCATTTGCCGAACCATGTACTGCCCATTCCCGTACGCCTACGCTGTGTAGATTTCTGTAATGGTGGGGCTGGTTCTTCTGGTTTATTTATTGTTTTAGTAGCTGGTTGGGGGGTTTCTGGGGTAGTTGTTCTGGATTTGAGTTCCCGTAACTTCCGGTACGGTTGAGTAGTACGTAGAGCGGACAGTGAGTAGCGTATTGCAATCATGGAGTACACCAGGCAATCCAGTGCCTCATTTCGCTTAACGCTTTTCTTCAGTTTCCACACCAGTTTACCCCCTGCGGCCTTCAGCTCTTCCGCATTGAGCTGTTCAAAGTAGTCCGTGGGCAGGGAGCTGCTGAACCGTAGCTGTGTAGGTGAATCTTCTGGACAATCTGATAGCATCACGTTGAGTAGTTTACGTATCGAGGTCTTCTGCTCATGGACGTTCAGTATTTGAAGTTTGTAACCAGCTTGAGTACTTGCCTTGAATAGCTCACCTGTAGTTGAAGAACTACCTTTGATCGGATGGTATTTACCCCAGCGGGCCGTGAATTTCTTCACTGTGTCAGTAGCTGTACCGTTCCCGCTGTCCACGAATACGGCAAGCGTGGGTATGGAGCGACCAGATACCGTGTGGAAATCCTGACGGCAGTACTGATCAAGTTCACGCCACGCGGACGCCTCTATCTTTGTACAATCGTGTGAATAGAAAAACTCATGGCCCAGTACCCAAACGTTCTTCTCATCAAATGCCAGTACTGTAGCCTCCAGGCGATCTAGCTGTTGGTCAACGCCAATACAGATCCCCAGTGCCTGATCTGGGATTGTATGGACAGTAAATGAATCATCGCGTAGGGATTCGAGCTGAAGTATATCCAGTTCCTTTTGATAGTCATCCTGGTACGGCAAACCCAGTTCATTATTATAAAAAGTTTGCAGATTAAATGAGTAATGAGCATCGGCATATTTACTTACCATTTCTTCGATAGTATTCAGGGGGGAGTACATACGGCTAATTTGATAACCCACTACCCCCTTCTCACCATTGAGATTAGTTGCAATCCATCTACCATTATTAACCATCTGATGACGTGTATGTTCATCAACTTCAGCTTCACAGTGGGGACATATCAAACGGGTAGTAGTACTATCTGGTATTGATCTACCGTTCTCCAACTGCTTAAATTTAAACGCTACCTGTTCCCATTCGAAAGTATATTCATGACCACACGTATGAGTGACAAAGTACCGCCTCTGATCTGACAGGTTGTATTCTGCATTAATCAAATCATCTTTATAGAGGGGAGTACTCGAAACTACTACTAATGAATCGTCACCGAAAGTACTGGTACGTGCTTCTGCCAATTTGATTGGATTACCTTCATCAGTAATTTCTACGTTTGAAACTTCATCGAGAAGTACTACACGGCAGGTAATACCGCGTAAGTTGCCTGGCGTATTAAGGTTTAGCCAGTAGATGAAAGTACCATTTACTAATTGAGTCTGTTTAGAGTTATTCGCCGCGTTCTTGTCATTCTTATCTGTAACGAGCGGTGCCAGTACTGAACTTGTCTCAATAGCTGGCAGGAATTTACCATCCTTAAACTTTTTCACTTCAGATTCAGAACTTGAACCAAATGCAAAGTTACAGGGATCATTTGCCATAATCCCAAATGCAATGGACTGGAGAACTGTAGTTTTAAGTAGCTGGCTACAACTCTGTAGTACTATCTTCTTAGTACTGCGATCCTGTGCAATATCCATTGGTTCTTTTTGGAAAGAAAACGGAACCCAGTCAAGACCCATATTAGGACCATCTACAAATTTCACTACTCCATCACTGATCCACTCACTCGTTTTCTGAATCTTCGGTGGTTGGATCGTCGGAAGTACTTTGTGAAGTATCCCCGTCAATTTGATCTTGTTCGTTTTCATCTTCCATGATTTCCATATCTTCCGGTAGCTCAAATGTCATAGAGCCTAACTGGTACAAAGTACTGTCAATTTCCTGTTTTAATCTATCTCTTAGATCTTTAGCGTCAGTCTGTGCAAATAGTTCCAGATAAACTTTTGATGGGATTGCACGTACGGCTGTTTTGATCTGAAATAGGTACTCAGTCAGTACCTGCTCAACATATACAGTACTGATTACCTGTTCCATTTTTTCATTTAATTCAAGTTCGGCCAGTTGGCGTTCTGCGATAAGTTTTTGCAAACGTTCCTGTTCAAGTTGTTCTTTAACGCTAGTGTTACGTAGGGGCATCAGAATATTTTCAATAATCCATGCTCGTGAATTTTGTTCTGTATCAGTGGGCATTCCCCTTTGCACCCATGAGCGTACTGTAGATTCATCGTAGCCGTACTGTTTCGCCAGTGAGCGAATTGATAGTTTCATTATTATTCCTGTTAATAGTGCGGGGCGGGATAGGTTTAAAACTCTACACACAAATTTTAAATCGGGCTGCGGAAAACACGCATTTCTTCATTCCCTTCCGGAGAACCTATTGATTCATAAGGATATTTTTCATATCGCATTATTGAGGCATTATTTCATTGTTTTATATGCTAAACGCTGGCATATCCGTACTGCCCCTTCGGTTTATTTATCAATTCCGTACTGAACCGTCCTGAACTGGACAGGCCATCAATCTATAAGCAATACTGTATGTACATACAGCACTATGGAGGGCAACTAATGTCTAGCAAATCAGGATTCGATCCGTTTCAAACTAAGGGCGTGCAGTACTTCAACCATCTGGGGCTACGGCACTACTGCATATGCTTTCATGGTTCTGGCCTTGAACGTGTACGTATTGGTGATCGTGTCTTCTTTCAGAACGAGGCGGGCATGTACTGGCTAGGGATTATTGAGAGGGATTACTTCATGTTCATTGGTGATGGGTACTTCAGTACAGTACTGGAGGGTCTGGGATATGATAGCGATCAGGAACGCGTCAAGCGGCTACATGAGGATGAGGGGTGGTTCTGTGATCAGGGAGAATTGCCGTTCTAAAAAAAGCCAGTACGGTTAAGTACTTACTACTTACGATGAGCTTGTTCTCAATGAGTATTATCCTAGTTGTTCATTGCAAAATTGTTTGTTTCGTATTAATAATACCCTGTACTGTATCCTACTGTATTGGGTTGGTTTGTTGGTAGTAGGATGCAGTACAATCAGCAGAGCTAAAATAGAAATGGAGATTTCTATGAATACTGTCAGTGCTAATTTATTGTTAACTAGAAATGCATGGCTTACCGCATTTTATGCTGCGGACGTAGAACAGCTTTATGAGCTTGAAACCGAATGGTTTCTTTCTACAAATGGACGAAAGTTTCTGTATAAAGAAATTCAACTTAATAAAATTGCAGCTTCAAAAGGCAGTCTTGCTCAATTAAAACGGCGGGAGAGTAATGTTCTGTACAGAGAATTTAATGGGATAGCTGTCGTCACTGGTAAAGCCGAAATAACAGATGATGATGAAGTTCTTCATACAAACTTTATTGAGAATTGGATAAAAATAGATGGGGAATGGAAACTCCAATTTATTAGTTTTGAATCTGAATAATATATGTGCCAGTACAGTTAAGTACTGGCACACTATCCCACCGTACAAAACTACCTGAATCAGTAGTTTTGTTAAAGTTTTGTTTACAGATGTTTATTCAATGTTAAGCTGGCCCGGAAAACTATGTTTTTAACCGTGTTGGCTCATTTGAGAGGCCAGTACTTAACTGTACTGGCATTTTTTACGCCCACTGGTAATGGGGTAGTTTTAATAATACTAAACCTTCCATAAACTCTTTGTCACTGCACGAGAACTCAACGTGCAGTACATCATCCTCGTCATAGAGTAGTGTCATAGTGATCTCGCTACTGTCATCAATCACTTCTTGCAGCTCCTGAAGTACTGCTAGCATTTCAACCGTGTCATAGCGTGGTACGTATAAATTCGTGGTAATGCGTCCGGGCTTTTCTTTAGTATTCATCATCATGTATTTATGACGGACGTAAAAAAGGCGGCATATGCCGCCTACACTATCGAAACGCGTACCTGATGCCCTCATAGCTCTCATGGTACTGGGGATATCCATTATCAATACAGATACCCATTGGGGGGAGGCTCGTGAGTGCCTCTGTGGCATCATCCGTGAGTAACACTACTGCCGGGTCAGGTTCTGTACTGAAATACTCCCTACGCAATTCCTGGGGGATTGTCTCGTACATGAATCGTTTATTGTAACCCCTCCCCTTAGCATAATGGCCTACTTCCCGAACCACGTCACCGGGCATCAGCTTAGCAAGTACTTCCTGATGGGGCGTAGTAGTGAAGTCCAGGGTAATCTTCACATCAAGTGCACGAGCTACGTGTACCAGTACTGAACCAAAGGGGCGATTCATGAGGCCGCAATAGTCCCCGAACTCCGTTGAGTGAGTGATGGTTGGTAGATCTCCCGCATTCCATCTTTTACGGGTTGCGAGATTACGTATACCTACACAATGCGGATATATATAGAATCGATATCCGGCACCATCATTATTAATGCCATGTCCCAGAAGTTCGAAACCTGGCTTTTTGGATTGTTGAATATTAATTTTTACAGTAAATCCTCTGCGATTGTCGTGCAGAATGTGCTTCCTGAAAAACTCAATATTATTCATAATGAATCCCATTTTATTAGTATGCAAACGATATAGCCGATCTAATGTAAAGATAATGTGATTAATCACTCATTTAGATATTGTCAATAATTGAAGCACTGCCATTTACGCTTTCAATGTACTCATGGTTAGCACTATTACTGCCTGTTACCTTATGGGGTACATGTTGTTTATAGGGACGTAGGTCTACAATGCGAGATTCCCGGATTAAGCATCCAGTACTGCTATTGTCGTCCTGGTAGTACTTGTTATAACTGCATTCACTCTGAAATTGAGGACGGTATAACTTCACACCATTACGTTCGCCAGCAGGGAACAGTACTACAGCATGGTTATCTACATAGCCCACTAAAGCACGGTCCATGAATGAATGCTGGGTTGAACAGCCAGTTGCCAGAAGTGCGATGATTAGAATTACTTTTTTCATTATGTCCCTATTGATTGATGTGAATAGTTTTATTGCGTGCCGCTTCTTTGTTAAGGATTATTGAATTATTGTCATTGCGAATAATTGCAATACTTAGCGTTTCATTATTTGTGTTCGTTGCAGTAATGGTGAAGTGCTCGGGTAACTCAATGCCAATCCCAGTGCCAAATGGATAGCCAATGGTGAGTAGGGAGTTTTCAGTACTGTAACGTTCCGTCTGCCCATCACGTTTCAGCACAAAATCAGACTCAGAGAAACAGCGATCAACAAAATGGGCTGAAGATTCACCGCAATGGATAACTGCCGTGTAGGAAGTCGCCATTGCGGGCATGGTTAATGCCAGGGAGAGCAGTACAGATTTGAGCATTTTCAACGTCCATTGGTATGTCTGGACGGAAATTATCGATCGTTGAAACCTATCAAATCAAGGCATTTCGGCGACACCTACCAAACCCAGGGATCCTAACTACCTGATTACCCCGGACTAATTTTTAGTGGCATTGAATTATGAAAGGTTTTACCTATTGGTTGTGTATTGATTGATCTGCGGTACTCTGCAATTGCTCGTCCTGTCAAAGCTATTACGGTAAAATGAGCAAAAATGATTACCATATGATTTTCATGGATAAATTTTATACTAAATCGGATTATGCCCAGTACTGTCTAGATGTTGTTAAATCGAAAATTGATACTAATAATCTGCACTACTTCGAGCCATGCGTAGGCACTGGTGCGTTCTATAATCTGATGCCGGAAGAGCGTCGTAGTGGTTACGATATCCACCCCAGAGTACCCGGCGTGCTAGCCCGCAATTTTCTCATTCAGCGTACTTTGAATAATGATGGACTGTCGGTGGTTGTTGTGAGCAATCCCCCATTTGGGCGACTGTCATCAATGGCTGTGCGATTTTTCAACAAATGTGCCTCATTCAGTGACGTTCAATACATTTGTTTTATCGTCCCGCTGACATTCCGCAAAGCTGCGACACAAAATAAGTTGAATGAGTATTTTCATCTCATTCACGATGAAGATGCACCCCATAAATGTTTCATACTGGATGGTAATGAACATCATGTGCCTTGCTGTTTTCAGATATGGGAGTATCGGGATGATGAGCGTGAACAGCATACAATAAAAAATGTATCCGAGTACTTCACATTCTGTACTAAAGAACAAGCTGACATTCAGATAAAACGTGTCGGTACAAAAGCAGGAGAACTAGCAGAACCAGGTCAGGAACATAAAGATCCTTCGATGTACTATATAAAAACAGATTACATTGATGAGATTACTGCTGTCATGACATCTGACAAGTACTTGACTGAAATAAAAAAAATAAGAAAAACCACTGCTGGAGTGTACTGCGTCAGTAAATCTGAACTGGTTCTCATGATTGAGAAATACTTCAGCCAGTTCAACGATATACGTATGAGTGCATAATAATGATCCAACGGTTAGTAGTGTTTCTTATATAAATGAAAAACCGTTGGATCAAGTAATGTTCCCTTCTGCAATCGCTCGTACTGTCACCACCCTTCAGTACTGATTACTTGCGAGTACGTTCGTTGCGTTCTTTGTTAAGTTCAATCTGTTGCAGGAGAAATTCATTTTCCGGCTCATATTCAAGCAACCAGGCATAGGCATCATCAAGGTAGTCTTCAATATTTTCAATGTAACTTTTGACATCTGGATGCCCGGCATCAATATATTCATTGACATGGCGTTTGTCATTCTTAGCGGCTACTTCGATTCCGTTTACGGTAAATCCAATATTCATTCTTTGTTCCTCATGGTTATTATATGTTTATTTATTCAAGATAGTAAAAGTGGGTCGCAATGCCCACCTTCAGTACTGCATCTTGAGAGTAAAATGACCCACGTGTTTGTCATTATTATAGAAACAACAAATCACGTGGATTATTTTTATCACTTCTTCAGAAACTTCAGTACTGCACTTTTACACTCATCATTCACGCTACTCGTTTCCACATATGTAGGCTCGAATGTGAATCCAGTCAGGGACGTATGAAGTACGGCGTTCACCCGCTCCGCTTTGCCGTTAATGCGTGGGCGTTGTGATTTATCCAGTGTGATGTAACGGGACAGTACTGCATCCGGTGCTTTGTCATCTGCTGACAATAAATGATCCACGTGTTTTTCATTATTATAAGAAACACTAAATTCACCTGGAACTTTTGACAGGACTGAACCCCATCCCCCTAATCCCATATGCATTATTCCATAGGGGCATACATATTAATCCACGGCACTGACATTGGGGGTAGTGGAAAATATCCGAGAAATACCCATATAATATTATATGGGGTTTTAACGGAGTTTTTTATTGAATCCATTAATAACTGAGCGATATCTACGTGTTTTTCGAGTTGTACGCAGTACAGCGAGAACAAACACGTAGATATGCGAAAGTACTCATGAGCGTAGCGATTGAGTACTCTCAATTGATTTCACTCTATATTGAGACACAAAACATCGCTTCGCTCTGTTTCGGTCTGATAATTTGCAGTAGTTCCGCTTCGCTCACTACTACAAATGATCGTTTCCTCTTTCATCTACTGGTTAGAGTACTTATCTGTACTGATAGATAACTGTTGAAGTTGCTCTCAACTACGCTTCGCTCCGTCTTAGAAGTGCTGCCGCCCTCCGGTTGCCCGCTCGTGTAGAACTCGCCCACTACTCCCCCGATCCCTTACGAGTACTGTCAGTGCTATGGACAATAAAAAAGGGAGCATTAAGCTCCCTTTCTCTCTTCTAACAATTTTTCCAGAAGTAATCTTTTCTGGTCTTCATCCAGTCCGTACTTACCCGACATTTTGTTCACGTATTTTGCGATTTCTTCCAGAGTACGTTCTCTGGTACGCACCCATTTACGAGCTGCATCACGCACCTTTGCAGGCAACTGAGAGGCAGGACGCCCGGCACGGTTTACCACCGCATCGATCCCAGCATCAATGTACTCATAACTACCAGCACCCTTGATACTGTAAGCCTGGTTCTCATCAAATACGTAGAGCGTTACGCTACTACTGGATTGGTAGTTGCGTAGGTTGGTCCGGTACACGAACTGATTGATAGCCTCGTACTCGTACTGATGTACTACATCCCCATAGGTATGGCCCAGTACCGCCTCTATGTGCTTTGCCATTGCATCATCAACTTTCATTGAGACCATACAGGCCGCTACGGTGTGATCTTGTAGATGGTTCATACCTCGTTGACATGGTGTAATGTACCTGCCAGTAATGTTCCAGTACTGCTTATACGCTTCATTACACGTCCATAGTACTGGCCCGCTCTCCCTTGCATTGATGTACTCACCGATACGGGACATCATGTTATTAGGTTTATCCCTCTCTGCCTTAAGACGGGTACTACTGAGAGTATTATTTTTCGCAAAGTACTTAACGGTTAAACGCTGGTTGTTCGTATGGTTAGGTACTAGTTCATGTTTGTACTCTTCAAAAAGATGGCAGTACTTTTTATAGATTAGAGAATTTTCAAAATCATTAGCAAAGTAGATTATCTCAACACCATTATTCACATAACGTTCCAGGTCATAATAGCCAATGATGAAAATGCGTTTACAGTTTTCGTCGCTAAACACTGAACTATTGATAACAATCTCATGATAGTACTTAAACCGCTCATAATTCTGTTTTATTTTATGAAGTACTTCAGAGCCAATGTCATCGTTAAGACTCGCGTAGACATAATTCCCATCATCAGATACTGAGGTAACATTGAACAGTTTTGCATATAAACGTGCTGGTAGTGACTCATCACTGGTATCAATCACGTCGCTCTGAAAAGCAAAATAATCTACACAGTCGTCCATGAATACACTCCATGACTTCATTAACTGTGGCTTGAGGCGGTAAAACATTTTATCCGTAATGAAAATCACTTTCTGACTCTTTTCAATAAGTTCATTATTGATGGACTCCAGTAAAGTTTCATGTGTTTCATGGTTCATGATTAGACCGAAACCTAAACTGTCACGGTATTGCTGCTGTAATTGCTTCGATGGCACTACAACAATGAAATGTTTTTCTGGGTTGTCATTGATAATTTTAATTATCATACGTGTTTTTCCTCCGCCGCATTGCAGAGAAACATAGTAGAGTTTTTTATAAATAGACATAGTTAGATCCTTCTATAGAGTTGATTAAAACCAGCGTCCGGCTGGTGATATAAAGGCAGTACTGAAAAGTTCAGTACTGCCTTTCTTTTTACAGTTTCACTGTAATACGTTTATTTTGAATATCAGATTTCAGTACTGCAATTCGTGCCTGAAGTGCGTCAATGATTTCTGGTAATGGAAATGGTTCAGTTTTATATCTCGCAATTACCAATTCGATAGCCACGATTTTCGCAGATTGCCACGCCCTGTGAGCCTCTGCCTCAGTCGGATACCATTTCTGGACTCGCTTCCTTCCTAACTGGCTACAAGCCGACATATATCGGTCATTTTTACTGTCGTAGGTTACTCCCAGTGAGTACCGCCCACGTGACGCAGCTTTATCAGTAAACAGTGAGTTTACATAATTGGGAACATAACGAACTGCGTCCGGGGAATATTGCCGATTTCCTGGAATCAGGATATCCTTATCGGCCTCATATCCTTTACGGTGATTTATTAACCACCACTTGAGATAGTTTGAAAATTTCAACCACTCATCACTCACTGTGACACCAATGTACGATGGATTCCTTATATGGAACTTCACTGAATATGCTCTTGATAGTTTACCCCTCCAACTCAAATATGCTTCTGGAAAATCTTTTCTTCCATTTGGTACATCATTTATGCCATGTCCGGCAACTAATTTACTCTGTTTCATTTTCACATCCCTGTGATTTAGTAGTCCATCCCCGCCCAATGGATGTTATATGCGGGAATATTCAGTACTGATCAGTCATTGATTCAGTACTGAATATCGGTTATTTGTTCGGGTTTGAATTTCCCTGAGTAATCATTACCTGATTTATGATGAGGGACACTGCCGACGATTTATTTTTTGCTCTGCCATTATCAATTAGAGATTGAATGTAATCGGCCTGCTGCTGAGTCACTCGAATCCCGATCATGATCTCTCGACTGAAATCATTTTTATTGCTCAT